GAACTTGAAAAAGCAAGGCGTGACTACAAGGCAGCGCAAGAATCGTTTGATTCAGATGCGTTACTTGCAGCACAAGAGGCTTTGACTGAAGCCAAGATGAAATTAGAGGCGGCAAAACATTTTCGTCCGACCCCTTTACAAGTTGAAAAAAATGAGGTATATTCGCCACCACAGCAGACCCAATCTGCACCACCAGACGAAAAATCCCTGCGCTGGCAGGCTAAAAACCAGTGGTTTGGTTCGCAAGGGTTTGAAGAAGTTACCAGCTTTGCACTAGGGCTGCACCAAAAATTAGTGAACTCCGGGGTTGATCCTCGCACAGACCAGTACTACGAGCAAATTGACGCTCGCATCAAAAAGACCTTTCCTGAAATATTTGGAGAGGCTACGGACAGAAGCTCTTCTGAATCCCCAAAGAAAACTCCTTCAGTGACTGCGCCATCGACACGGTCGTCTGGAACTAAAAAAGTTCAATTGACAACTACTCAAATGGCGCTTGCTAAGAAGTACAAGCTGGACCCCAAACTGTATTACGCTGAAATGATTAAATTGGAGAAACAAAATGGCTGATAACCGTACACCCCGTGACAATGTTACACGCGAAAAAGAAGCTCGATATGTATATACACCATCGAGTAAGTTGCCCGATCCAACACCCATACCAGGTATGTCTTTCCGCTGGATTGCTACCCATGTTATGAGCGTTGCGGACCCAACCAATGTGTCTAGAAAACGCAGAGACGGTTGGGAACCTGTGAAAGCAACTGACCATCCCGAGCTGATGCTTGAAGGAAACGCCAACGGCAACGTGGAAATTGGAGGCTTAATGCTATGCAAGATGCCTACAGAACGCGTTAAAGCGATGGACGAGTACTATCAAAAGCAAAATCAGTCTCAGATGGAGTCTGTAGACAACAACTTTTTGAAGAACCAATCCGCGCCCCAATACGGTAAATTGTTTTCTGAACGCCAGTCAACAAGTTCCAGAGGTAACGGGTTTGGTTTAGGTACTAAATAATCTTAGGAGTTTTTAAATGGCATATCCTATTGTTCCCGCAGCTTACGGCCTAAAGCCTGTAAGCCTGTCCGGTGGTAGAGTGTTCTCTGGTTCTACCAGACTCATCCCTATCGCCTCAAACTATGGCTACAACATGTTTGACGGCGATGTCGTTACAGCAAGTGGTGGTTCATTAGTCGTTACTACTCTTGGTGCAGCTAACTCTCCTGTGGCTGGTACTATTGGTGTTTTTGTTGGCGCTCAATACGTCAACTCAATGAGCCAAACAGTACGTGCACAGTTCTACGCAGCTAACACAATCACTAACACTCTTTACGGACCTAACAGTCTGCAAGGTTATGTTGTGGATGATCCTTATGCTGTGTTCCAATCAGCTGTGTTGACACAAGGTACATCTTCTGTATCTAACACACCTGGCGCTACCATCGGTTATGTAAACCCATCTTTCATTGGGTCTAACATGTACTTGGTAACAAACGGTTCTAACGGTGGTTCTGCTTCTGGTAATACTACAACTGGCGACTCAGCAATGGGCTTGACAGGTGGTGTTGTTACTTCTGGCACACAAGGTAACACACGTGTTACTGCTACAGCACCTTTCCGTGTTGTTAACGTTGTTCCAGATACAGCAGTTACTGTTACTGCAGTTGGTTCTACATCAGGTTCAAGCACAACTCTTACTTTGACTGCCGCTAACACAGCGATCAGCCCCGGTATGCAGTTAATTGTTCCAGGTGTTACTGGCGCTTTAGCAAGCAACTTCCTTACTGTGACTAACATCAGCGGTACAACTGTTACTTTGTCTGCAGCAGTTACGATTGCAAGCGGTACAGCACTGTCTTTTGTCGGTTACCCAGAAGTTCAAGTACAGTGGAACTTCGGTTACCACGGTTACTTAAACGCAACAGCAGCTTAATCAAGGAGCACATAAATGGCTATTTCACGCGCACAACTATTGAAAGAATTGCTCCCAGGATTGAACGCACTGTTCGGACTTGAGTACGCAAGATACGGCGAAGAGCACAAAGAGATCTATGAAACAGAGACCTCTGAGCGTTCTTTTGAAGAAGAAACTAAACTGTCAGGTTTCTCTGCAGCACCAGTCAAGAACGAGGGTTCAGCCCTTGCTTATGACAATGCGCAAGAAGCATGGACAGCACGTTACAACCACGAGACAATCGCTCTTGGCTTCTCAATCACCGAAGAGGCGATTGAAGATAACTTGTATGACTCTTTGTCTGCACGTTATACCAAGGCTCTTGCCCGTGCTATGGCGTACACCAAGCAGGTTAAAGCAGCTTCAGTTTTGAACAACGGTTACAACGCTGCCTACGCAGGCGGTGATGGACAAGCCCTGTTCTCTACAGCTCACCCATTAGTCAACGGCGGTACAAACGCCAACACATTCACAACTCCATCCGATTTGAACGAGACTTCCCTAGAAGCCGCCGTGATCCAGATCGCTGCATGGACAGACGAGCGTGGACTTTTGATTGCAGCTCGCCCCAAGAAGCTCATTGTTCCCCCATCATTAATGTTCGTTGCAACTCGTCTCCTCGAGACAGAATTGCGCGTTGGTACAAACAACAACGACATTAACGCGATTAAGAACAACGGCGCTATTCCTGAAGGCTATACCGTTAACCACTTCTTGACATCAACCAACACATGGTTCCTGACAACAGACGTGCCAAACGGTATGAAGCACTTTGAGCGTATCCCCCTCCAAAATTCAATGGATGGTGATTTCGATACAGGGAACGTTAGATATAAGAGCCGTGAGCGTTATAGCTTCGGCTATTCTGACCCACTTGGTATGTTCAGTTCGTACTAAAATAAATGGGGACTTCGGTCCCCATTTTTCGTTAAAATAGTGTATAGTTAAGCATCTGGGATTTCTCGCCTTGTTGCCAGCCCGCCCAGGGGTCACGATGCAACGATTAACAAGGTAACTTTTGCATAAGGACTTTTGTCATGGCACGTACTACATTTGAAGGCCCAATCATATCGGGCGACAACCGTTTCGGCGCTTTGCGCGATATTGGTTACACAGTCTTAGAACAAGATTGCTACATTGATCTTTCCAACACTACTGTTGGTACTGCTGGTTACAGCGGCGGATCTGGTCAATTTGTTTGGGGTAACAACATCCCTAACTTGAACGGCACCGTTTACACTCCTTCTAGCACATACAGTGCTAATGGTCCAACTACTCAAACAATCCCTGCTGATGCGTCTACACAGGTGTATCGCGGCGCGGTAATGTATTTACCAATTAATAGCCAGATTCTTGACATCATTGTTGACTATCCTTTGGCAATTACTGGTGAGTCCGGCGCAACACTTTCTAACACAAGCGTGTTTGTTTCTAACGGATACACAGCTGCAGCAGGTACACCTGCTTATGCAACAGCAGTTATTTCCTCAAGCACAGGCGTTGGAACGGCTGGTCGTCTAAGCACAACGTATACAGGCACTAACTTGTTGAACATGTTGGCTACTACTTCTGACATTCAGAATCCAACACTCGGTGCTAACCCATCGTTCTTGTCACAAATTGTATTCACTTTGTCCATCACTGGTACAAGTGTTGCAGCGCCTACTGGCGGTAAGTTGAACTTTATTGTTCGCTACGCTCAGAATGACAACAACATTGGTACTTTGACAACTTACCCATACGGTAACTTAGATTAATCCCCTGGGGACTTCGGTCCCCATTTCTTAATTTAAGGAGCTTAATATGGCACAAAGCCCAAATGGTATTCCAAGTACCAATAACCAATTCAACTCGGTTACGCGTCAAGCAAAGTATGAGCCTTTTGACCTGCAAGTTGCACGCGGTCAAATTTATGGTCATAGTGTTTTAAACATTTATGGTTATCAAACAGCGGTAGGTACATCGTTTGTGCCTGTGTGGGAAGGTAATACCTCCTATACTTTTCCGTCATCTGCTATTCAAATGCACCTTGTCAGCTCTGTTAACACAGGTGCTGATGCAACTTCGTTGATAACCATCAACGGCTTGGATGCGAATTACAACCAAATTTCTGAGACTATCAAGTTAAA